AGCAGCGACCAGGGAAGGGAAAAAGGACCGGCGAAACGATCCCGAAAGCGGGCCGCGCTGCAGAGGATCCCGGCGGCCGTCTGCCAGTGATGACAGCCAGGACGGAAGGAAGGACGGACGTAGCTAGGGAAGGACCGTGGCCGGCGTCAGTGCTGCAGCGATCGACGGCGGGCCGGCCGTCAGTCTTCCTGCGTTTTGTTTCGATTGCTTCCGGCGGCGTGCTGCAGCTTGTCAGGATCCAGGCGGAAGGGATCCGGGCCGGGCTTGTCTTCCGGGAATGGAAATAAGGACCGGCGGCCGGCGTGCTGCAGATCGGAGACGCGGCCGGAGTGCTGCAGAGAACGACGCCAGGAAGGAAGGACCGCGGGAACGACCGCCAGGATCCCGAAACGGCCGAACGATCAAAGGACCGGCGGCCAGCGTGATATGGTATAAGGGCCGAAATCATAAACGCCGGAAATCATTTCAGCCGGGCCGCGCTTGCTTTTCTTCCGTCAGTTTTTCCGGCGCTGCAGAGATCGACCGCGCCAGGATCCCGACCGGCCGTCTTCCGGCCCGCGGCGCTTCCGATCGATACCGCCGGCGGCCCGTCTTCCGTTTTTCTTCCGGTGGGATCCTTCTGAGGACTTCCGGCCGGCGCTGGCAATCAAAAAACCGGCCCGAAATTTTGCAAGGCCGGCAATTTTGGCGAACACTACAGTTAAACGAAGTTCTAGATACTTATAGTATTTATATTATAGGGGCCGGAACTAGCAAGGCGGCACCCGAAATTCTGCATATTTTCGCGGAAATATTGACGGGATCCCGGCCGGCATTCTGTAATTGATCGGAACCGGGACCGGCAGCCAGGACCGGCGCCGCGTCTGCTATTCCGTAAACAAACATGATCGGAAAAGGCCCGGACCGCTGCAGCCTGCAGCCGCGGCCGATCGGATACCAGGCCGGGCCGATCGGGAAAAGAAAAAGCCGGGAACGGATCCCGGCCGCCGGTACTATTCCGGCATGTTTTCTATTATGTCATCATTTCCAGGCGCCGCCGGCGCTTTTTTTTGTGGGCCGGTCCTTTTCTCTAACGGCCGGCCTAAACATTCCGAAATGTATTCTCTCAAAAGTTCATTTACAGATTTACCGCGGGCCGCGGCATATGCGGCGAAGTCGTCGGCGTCTTTTATATACAGTTTACAGGAAACAGTTTTTTTGTTTTCAATCTGCCATTTATAATCCGTTGCACGTTTTTTTGATGTCATTGCCATTTCTTCACCTTCCTTCTATAAGAAGTATACCATTTTCCAACATGGTTGTATAGGCTTTTGCGGAAAAATTTTTTCAAAAAAATCTCAAAAAAGGACTTGACAACATGTACAACCCCGTGATAAAGTGACGCCAGAACAAACAAGTACAACCCCGTAACGAAAAGCAACACAAACGGAGTACAGCAGGCCCGGCGGGCCAGCCGCGAAACGTCAGACAGCCAGGCGGAAGCGGGAACCACAAAAGCGAAAAGCAAAAAAGGAAAGGAAAAAGAAAATGGAAAAGTACAATTATTTTGAAGCAGTAAAGACAGACGTTGCAGAATGGATTAAAAACGAGATCGACGCCGCCGATTATATCGGACGCCGTGACGAACTGGAAGAAGAATTGAATGACACACTTTGGACGGCGGACAGCGTGACCGGGAACGGATCCGGAAGCTACACCTTTAACACCTGGAAAGCAGAAGAAAACCTGGCGCACAATTGGGAAGAGATCGAAAACGTTGCTGCGGAATATGGCATTGACGCGAAAGTTACCGCCGGTTATGAATACGGCGCGGAATATTGGGATGTTTCCATTCGTTGCTATTATCTCGGCGCCGCGATCGCTGCGGTACTTGACGAAATGGAAGAAAACGGCGCTTTTGATGAAGCCGCCGACGACGAAAACAGCGCCGCATAATATCGCGCTTTCCCGCCGCAGAGGATGCGCGCCGGCCCGATACCGGCGGCGGGATTTTTCATAAAATCTATCACAAAGGAGATAAAGAACAATGACAAAAAAGCAGATCGAAAGAATGGGCCTTTTCTTAGCACTGGCAGCGATGGACGCGGAGCGTACCGGAGACGCAACATTTTACAAGCGGAAACTGAAGCAGGCAAATGAACTTTTTAATCTCATGTTCGATTTATACGTTGAAGATGATTACAAAAAGATCGAAAAGATCCGGACCGCCGTATTCAAAGCGGCTCAGGCGAAACTTGACGAAATGCAGGCAGAAAACGCCGCATAATCATTTTACCGCCGCGGAGAACGGAAGCAGGCCCGACGCCTGCCGGCGGTTTTCCTAAAAACGAACACACAAACGAAAGGAGCATTTCATATCATGGCAAGTGTATTTTTCGGAAAAGACACTGTAAATATTAGTGGTACCACATTCACGGCCACAAATTACGCGATCGACGCCGCCGGCGCCGTTGTGATTGAGATCGAATTGAACGGCCGGAAGTTTGAACCGGTCAAGATCCCGGCCGGCCGCCCGGAATGGAACGCCGCCGCGCGTTTTGTGGACGCCGCCGAAACGATCGACGCGGAGCCGATCGACGCCGCCAACGCTGCAGATCCCGCCGGAACGGATCCGGCCGAAGCCGACGATTTTCTGACGATCGATCCTGCAGACGCGGAAAAGACCGACGCGGAATTTTTATATGATCTCATGGAAGACGCCGCGCCGGCAACGAAAAAGGCCCGGAAGGATCGCGAACGCAAGCCGGCCGCCCTGGACCCGGCGAAGGCCGCCCGCGGGCCGGTCCCGGAAAAGGATTTTATCGGAAGCACGATCCAGGGCAAAGGATGGCGCATTTATTTTGATCCGGAAGAGGAAAGAACACGCGTCATTTTTGACAAAGTTCCGACTAAGGAAGTGCGGCAGATCGTCAAGGACGCCGGATTTTACTGGGCGCCCAGCATGGGATCCTGGAATAAGAAATTGACGTTTAAGGCATACCGGGCCGCGCTGGAGCTTACCAAAGCGCTGCAGGACGTGCGCCGGATCGCCGCGTAACTTTTCCGCCAATATCCCGCGCCCGGCGGGAAAACCGGGCAGCGAAATTTTTCATATACCACCGGCGACGCAACGCCGCCGAAACATTCCGGGCCGCAACGCCGGCCGATCATTTCAAAAAGAAAAGGAGTGCAAACAATGAAGAAGTACAGACTTATCGACAATATTGAAGCATGGGGAACGGAAGCCAAATACGGCGATATCATCACGGAAGATGAATTGATCAGACTGGCGGACGAATGGGATAAAGATATAGATACGTTAATTGAAGATCTGGAAGAGATCGAGGATCCGGATGAATACACTGTATTCTGGATCGGCGGCGACAAGGACGGGCAGACAATCGCGACTTTCAAAACGGAGCGCGCCGCGGTCAATTTCGCAAAAGCATACCAGGACGAACACGAAGCCGAGTTTGATCCCTGCTGGGGCGGCGTCGGGATCGCGAACAAGGACCGCGATTTCATCGAGTGGTAACGCCGCCGAAATAATCCGCCTGACGAGAGCCGGACGACGACCGGCCGAAACGGCCCAGGATCATTTTGCTGGGCGTCGCGGAAAACCAAAAGCCGCAACGAAAACCGATGGTTTTTTATATACACCCGCCCCGGCCGGGAAATGCCGGGAAGGAGGATTTTTTTATGATCGAAAGAATGAAACACGCCCACACGAATTACAAGATGATTCTTCCGTTTATTAACCAAGCAGAAAAAGCCGGCGGCGCTATCCGCTGCAATTCTTCCGGGTACATGGATCTGAGCATTGAAAAACTGTATTATTCCGATCCTTACGGTAATCCGGTTTACAGTTTCACCCATTACGGCGAACAGTACGGTGACGCGATGCGGGATCCTGATATGGAGTTTTCCGTAAACAGAACAACGGAAACGATCATCCCGCTATCATTCCGTAATGATTATGTTGGTATATCCCAGCAGGTTATTCAAATGCGAAACGGAAAGCAGATGTATAGCAGCAGACTTCTCAAAGATTTAGATGATTTTCTTTGGAGATGGTGTAAAAACATTATCAACCAGGGATTTACGCCGGATAGATATGAAACAATCTGAATACCGACAACGGCGCCGGACCATTTCAACCGGTAACGGCGCCAGATTATTCTGATAAGTAAAGGAGTATACAGAAATGGAAAATACCAGAACAAAGAACATGCGCGACATTGCCAGCCGGATCGAGAACATGATCATACACTATGGCCGCCGGCAGGATATCACGGTCAGATATACTTCCATCGGAGACGGAAACATAAACAGATATAACGACTTCCAGCGCCGGTATCATGGGATCCTGACCGGAAACGAATACTTCATGATCGAGGAGCCGGGCGCCCTGCTTTACGCCGTGAACGTGACCGGCGACAGCCTGATGACCGCGGCCGCCGAGCTGATGGCCCTGGTGGGGAAGAAGTTCTGACCGGATCGCCCCCGCGCCTGAGAAGAGTTTCCGTCAAGTTTTTTCATAGTACGCAGATCGCCCGCCCGGAGAAAATCCGGGTGATTTTTTTATGTGTGCGTGGAAGGTTTTGCGGCACCAGAAACGGAAGCAGCGACAGACACGGAGCGCGGACCGGAAGCGGGATCTTTTGCGTGACATCGCGAAAATGTCCGCGAGGTGCGCGAATGCGATCTCCGAAATAATTAAACGATCATCGAAGAAAACTTGCGAATAAGCAAACAGCAAAGCATTTCCGCAAACAAATAAACAAACTAATTGCAAGTTAGTTGCAAATTAGTTGCAAGTCAGCAAACGCATATAAGCCGATTTTAGCCTATATCTGTATGCCGATGATAAAGTTATTGTTTGAATAATAAAACTTCCGGAATGAGCGCGAGACAAAGCGACGCGGCAAACAAAAAAAAGAGCCTTACCCCGAAGGATAAAGCTCCATGCTTTCGTGGACAACGCCGCCGGATTCTTCTGATCAGCAACGCCGCGAAATCATTTTGTTCAGCGCTTGTACTGTTTTGCCAGCCGCAGTGTCTGCGTTCCGAATATGCCATCTACATTCGCTCCTATCTCCTTTTGCGCCCGTTTTACGGCTTCAACGGTCTTCTTCCCGTACTGTCCGTCAACGGCTATAGAGTCGGTTCTACGCGTGTTGTGGATGACGTCGCCGGTATTGATCCAGTTCACAAGCTGCTGGACGCGCTTGATCTGTGTCGGATAGTTCGTGAGCGTAGTAATGCCGTCTCCGTACTTGTAGCAGTCATGCCCCGGAGCGAACACAGGGAACCTGCCGGGATACGGTTTGCCAGGTTCCGGCGTCGGTTCCGGCACAGGGGTAGGCATGTGATCGATGAAATCTTTGATGGTGCCGTTCACGATCCGGTTTAAATCTGCCTTGCCGGTAATGCCGGGGCAATAGCCTAATGACGTATACTGATGCAAGTCCGCGCCGCTATGGCAAGGATACGCGGCGTTAAAGGATCCATCATTCTTTCCGTACCGAGCTTCCCACCAGAGCGGGATCTCCAGGACGATCTCTTTGTACTTACTGTAATCGGAATAGCCGGTATAGATCATGGCGCGGTATCGTTTCGCAAGCCAATCGTATGCTTTGCGGACGTTCTCCGGCTTATTGTTGGCTTCTACGTCGAGGATATAGCCGATAAAATTATTTCCGACAAGATCCTTACACGTCTCAACAAGGAATTTTGTCTGCGCCAGTTCATTTCCGCGATTCAGGTAAGTGTACAGCCAGTACGGAATATTGTACTGTTCACATCCCTTTACGAAATCTTTCAGAGTGGAATCGACGAACTCTGTACCCTGTGTTGCCTTTGAAAATATTACAGGGCAGGATTCTTTTACTGCCGCCCAATCATTTACGGGATGGTAGTGCGATATATCCGGGATGTACTGTTCCGATTTTTTCCTGACGTTCTTTCCGTCTTCGATCTGGACCGCGACATGATGCCCTTCATACAGCAGGATATCGCCGCGCACGTTGTAATCCGGCGACTTAATGTACTTGTCTGCTGTCCGCACTATAACGGCCCCTGTGGCTACCAGACGCGCTCTCAAGGTGGATGTCGTCGCGGAATTGCCATTCTTGTATAGTGCCGCTTCCTGAATGCCGGCATAGATACACGCGATTGTGACCATAGCGGAGCAGTCAGTTTCGCAGGGAACATCGATTTTGCCCATGTCATAACCGACTTTTCGCGCCTGAACAAGTGCAGTATTTCGCTGAGACTGATCATATCCGATCTTATCATTCCGGCACCCTCTTTCCATCACATAAGCACAGCGCTCTGCCATGATAGGATCCTTCCAATGCAGGACGCAATTCCACGGTCTGTTGTACCATTCGCGAATACAGACTTCCTTGCCGGTCTGATCGCCGGCCTTGCCACCTGACAGCTTACGCCGTTCGTCGCCTGATGCGTGAGCGATTTTGGTCATGCTTTCCTCCTTTCATCGCATATAAAATCCCCCTCCCGAAGAGGGAGAGGGAAGGAATTACGTTAATATCATGCCATCAACATATTCACAACGATCCCGGACAAATTGCCTTATCTGCAAGATGTTATTGCTATCAACAAGCGGTATGTTTACGAATTCTCCGTCAGCCGTTGTTGCGGCATAATCTTCTGCGTATAAATACGGGGGGATAGCGTGAGTAAAATTATCAAAGCAAGCGATAATGTTATCCTCTGATAACACACTCCCTCGCAGTTCCGTATACCTTGCTTTTACGGCAGATGCAAACAAGTTACCAACTCGCTCGTATAGTAGATTTGATGGACCTGTGCCATTGTTAAAAATGGTATATCCTGTCTGGAAAGGCGTATCGTATGTATACCAATCTGATTTTGCCGGAATAAAGCAAGGATTCCCCCATGTACCATCAAGATCATACATCCCCTGATACCACTTATTTGCATCATAGGTATAAAAGAACTGATTCAATCCCAAATTATCCACGATACAGGCAAGATACAGGAATATGTACGCGTCAATTGTTGACTGCTTGTCAATGTAATTCTGAAAATCTGATACAAACGTAGAATCGGAAGATGTATAAACAAAATTCAATACACGATTCCATCCCGTACTTATTACGCTAGGCATTACATCATGCGTCTCGTCACCCCAGTTTTCATACTCATCACTTGATGCTCTGAACAAGGACGGCAATGAACTTTGCTTGCCTTTATTATCAGCCTCAAGCAACGCATTTGCATCAATAGAATCATCCAAACCATACAATATGCTTTTTGGGAGATTCCATGTGTATAATCCCTGATACACACCGTTGGCATATACCTTGACAGGAAATCCATCCACTGCAAGATGTGATTGCTTTAAGGCATCCGGCAGACTGTTGAAATCAGACCGTGACTTCATAATTTGCGTCCACAGTCTCGCATTCACAATGTTTCGTGAATGACTATGATCGATCCAATTTGCTTTCAGAACAAATTTATTTGTTCTTTTCCAATCAAAGAATTGCCTTTTGTCTTTCTGCGTATTTGCGCTATCAGAAAACAATTTTATTGTATAGTTTTTCTTCGGATATGTCGTTGCCGAACTGCTCCCCTGCACTTTTAAAGTTGCATACTCTGCAAATGATACCTTTGCACTTTTGTAATGAATCTTTGCCGCAACTTCTCCTGCGTCTTTGCTTTTAGGCAATCCATCTGCTACAGTAAGTGCAACAATAGGAATATCAAAAAAGCTAGGTTCTTCTAATATAGTAGCATCTGAACTGATAACATTTCCATCAACATCATAAATAGCCATTTGTTATCACCTCTCTTAATTTCCTGTAACATACGCCCTTAATTGCGCTGTCGTTAACGTATGATTATAAATGACCACATCAGAAATCGTGCCTTTATACAGCTCTTTGGTTGGATCGGTACATCCGATTCGCACTATATCATCTGCTGATTCAACAAAAGGAATCGGATCAGCAAATCCATCTGTATAAGGTGAAAAAATAGAGCCATTCTTTGAAATAAAGCACGTACACATTTGTGTATTTGCATCGTAGCTTGCGGCATAACGAATAAGCCTATTCCCGCAGTTTTCCTTTAGTTCTCTTGTTACATATGTCTTACCGAACAAACTCATTCGTGTGATAACATTTGATGCGTTTGTAGGCTTGTATGTTGCTAACATCATGCTTGTACTTCCGGGGCTCGAAGCTGATACAATCGTATATGCGGAAGGAGCTGAACCACTAAAATCAATGTTATCTTCAAGAGCCGTGACCAGAATGGCGAAAGATTTTTGTTCGGTAAAAGGCGTCACATCAGTCTCAAGATATCCTGATGATCCATCTACCGTAATCGGTGCGCTAAGCCTATACATAATAGCATTTGTAACATCTACTGTGACGTATGTACGGAGATCTCCGTATTCTACCAAAAGAGTACATTCTCCTACTGTTAGCGTTCCTGTTAGTGTGTAATTTGAAGCCGCTATAACTGTGCCTGCATCATCTTTAGTTTCGTAGTATTTTACAGTAAGATACTGCTTGATAGTTGCAAGTGTATCGTCCGTGTAAATAATAACAGCAGGATTATACGTTGCTTTAATTTTCGGATAAGTGTTCGAATACAACGCTGATTCCAATGCATCATAATAATTCTGTCCATGCTCATCGACCCAAGCAACGTGAGCGAAGCAATTCAGCAACGCCGTTTTTGCTTCCGATGATAAACCAGGCTCTATTGCCTCTATCGCATCCCCCACCGCTTTTGCGTCTGCCGCCGCACCTGTAATGGCAAGCGTATCATCCACTTGCGGCACTGTATATGTATCCGCTAATCCCGGAAACTTTATTGATTTTAATGGTTTGTTTGCCATGCCATCATCCTCCCATACTAATTATTATCACGCCGTCAGAATCTTCTTCGAACGACAGACTGGAAATACTGCTTGCCGCGTCTTCCGCTCTCTGTGCAGACAATGCTGCCTGCGTCGCGCTTATTGCCGCGTTTGTTTCGGAAGCCGATGCCGCTGTCGCTGATGCGGAAGCATTTGTCGCATAGCCGCCTGCCTGCGTCGCGTAACCATTTGCACTGCTGGCATATTGTCCTGCCTGCGTCGCGGATTGACTTGCTTGTCCGGAATAACCGCTTGCGGCGCTGGCATACTGCTGTGCCTGTTCTGCGTTTCCGGAAGCATTTCCGGCATACTGTTCCGCTAATGTTGCCGATGCGGAAGCCTGAGAAGCGCTATCCTCTGCCGCCGTTGCTGATGCGCTTGCATTTGTTTTACTGGCTGATGCGCTTTCCGCAGACTGTTCTGCTTGTGTTGCTGATGCACTTGCATCCCCTGCGGACTGTTCTGCCGCCGTTGCCGATGCTGACGCATCCTCCGCAGATTGTGCCGCATTTTCCGCTGATGTTTCCGCTGCGCTTGCAGACTGTTCTGCCTGTTCCGCGCTTTTCTTTGCCTGTTCCGCGTATTTCTTCGCTTCCCCTGCATCCGGATCGTCAACGACATTGATCTCCACGCCCATATCAAACGGATAACTCATTTCCGTTTCCGCAACCGTAAAATCATACGTCATCAACTCAATCCACCACCTTTTTCAGCAGATTTTCGTCTACATTCACGCGGATCTTATTGGACGCGGCACGGAAAACTTTATCGCCCTGGTGGTACGTCCAGTTGATCTGCGCCCGTACCTGTCTCTGCTCAAATAACAACGTCTCTTCCTGCGTGAGAAATACCGCAACGCTATGCTCCGTCACTTCCACGTCCTCTCCGGATTTCGTAAACAGATCCTCAAACGAAACATAGACGTTCTCTGCCTGCGTTAAGTCTAAATCATCAGGACCCGTGAATGTAAACGTCGGCGTCGTACCCTGTGTTATTGCCGGTCTTATTCCAGTCATGCCGATCACCCCTTCTGCGACTGTTTCCAAATCTGATTGACGCCCGTCGCAGCTAATCCGGAGACGATCCCGACCGCTATTGCCGTCAGAATGTGCATCCCATCAAATTCCGGAAAATGCGTAATGAATCCGATTATTCCGATCAGACCGCCGCACAGGCCCATGATCGCCGGGATCAATTCGTCTTTGATGCGCGGCGTATTCTTACACCAGATTCCGATAAGGTAACAGATAACAGTGATTGCCGCCACACTTGCGATTCCGAGATTTTCCATAGTGACTTCTCCTTTCATATTTTGTGCTGATCAAAAAGTAATTCGTAAGTTCGCTTTATGTTTTCTGCCGCCTGTGTTGTGCGACCATTAGCGAAGGAAGGATTTTTTGCGCAATATTTGTCATAAGTTTTTATATCATCGAGCGTTTGCAAAAAATATTCATTGGTATGGTGGATTGAATTTAGTAACTCGTCGTTGAATCGGAGCACATGCGTTCGCGCCAGAACCGCTTCCCGTTCTTCTATTGTGCTTTCCACGCGGTCTATTTTCGATTCAATGGACACCAACTTCTTATCAATTTCCGCAAACAAAAACGTATGCACCAGCTTTGCTATCCACGACCAAGGGTTAATCTTTATCGGAGAAATCTGTATGATAGTAAACGCACCGATAAGAGTGATCCCCAGATTTGCCCTCAGAAATGTATATATTGTTTCAATTAACTCCATCCCTATTTACCTCCTTCCGGGCGTATTTCTATGTTGCTTAGAAGTAACGCACGTTCAGGCTGGCGTATGTTGTGTTACCGACGCCCTGCGTAGACTGTGCGCGAAGGTAAATGATATCTCTTGCCTGCACAGAAAATACAGATTCCTGCGTCGTGATGGAATATGCCGGAGACGTCGCAATTGCCGATACAGCTTCCGCCGCCCATTCATTTGTCCTGTATTTTCCGATAGTTAACAGAACTGATCCGCTTGAAACGTTTGCAAATCTTGCAAAACCGCTGGCAAGCACGCGCCCGTCTTTCAGGCATCTTATGCCGCCGTCCGATACGAACTCAAAGTATTCCGAATCCGTATTAACTGTAACGGAAGACAGTGGAACGATCCGGAATGCATTTGTCAGGTTCTGCGTCACATCGGACGACAGCACCATCAGTTTTGCTTTCAGGAACGCAACGTCCGTATTCAGCTTATCGATCGCACCCGTCACAGTTCCATTTGCTATTGCGGAAATATCTGTCGTTCCGAGCTTGATATAAAACCAGCGGATATTCCGCACCATTGTCGACAGTTTCTCGAACAGACTAGAATGCTTTTCACCGGAATTGATCACCGCAACAGACGTCCATGACGTAGGCGCGGAGCGATCTCCGGAAGTAAAATTGACTGTGCAATCCTGACTGTTCCCGTTGTTGTCCAACTTCTCTGCATCCATCGCGGACAAAGCAGTATTTAACGTTTCATTCGTTACATACGCACTCTGATCAATCTCAATCGTAATAGTTCCGTCATTTCGGAAAGCATGAACTGCATACAGGACAAATGCAAAGTTCGGAGATTCCGATACAGTAGGCACATACACACCTGTACCAGAATCTTGATGCAATGCCAGCAGGGTACTTTCGCCATCATCCACATGCGCCCATATTCCGATCTCATGCGCGGTATAAGACGTTGTAGCTGCCGCAGACAACTGAATCCTGAACTGCGTCGCGTCATCCATTTCTCTTGTTCCGATAAGTGATGCGTTACCAACTTCATTGACAAGCGCTGTTGCCGCTTCCATATCTGCCGTTGCCCGATACCCCGTTCCAACTGTGGCGCCTTCTATGGTCATCGTGTGACTGCCTGACGCCCACTGGTTCAGAAGTTCCTGGCCGGCGTCAGTAATAACACCCATCCAGCTCATAGCTTATCTCTCCTCCTTTCGTCACTCTGCAGTGTTATCATCGGAACTGGAAATGACGATCACTCCGCTCTCCGTTTCCGTGAATGTCAATTTGCTTTTACTCACCAGATCTCCGATTGATAACTTCTTCGTGCCGTCGCTTTCATGATCAACCGGTATATACATATCGTCTTTAATTTCTTCGGCTTCTTCCAAAGCCACTATACGTCTATTTGCCATATTCGCCCTCCGTGTAATAATTAGATGGCTATAATAATATCGCCGTCATCAGTTACCAATATGTCGCCGTCGCTGGTCAGGATGCCCATTTGAGCTTCCTGCAAGTTGATTGATTCCACGCTGATTTCTTCACCGGAGATCTCAATTCCGGTATAGTACAAATCCGCATTACTTTCCGCGGAAGTGAATATGATTCCGTCCAGATACGATCGTACATTTTTAACCGCATTGATCGCTTTTAATGCTCTTGCGTTCTCTTCATCTGACGACAAGCCGGAAACATTCACGCGGAAATGGAATGGGCTTCCGTTGTACTCAAACCATTCTTCTACGGAAACAACGTCGTAAATGGATTCCAGATATTTCAGTAATCCGGCCAGTGTTCCATAATGCGAATAGGTATCAATCGCATCTTTAATCCATCCGCGCTTTACTTCTATATCCTGCGTATAGTCATAGAGCAGATTGTATTCCCATGCCAGTTCGTCCAGTCTCCATTCCGGCATACTGTCAACGTCCGTGATGCACTTTACGCCCTGATCAATGCCGTCGTTCATTATCTGCAAGCCGGCTTCAATTGCTTTTGCAACTGCATATCCGTTCTTATCCTGCATAATAAATCGGGGAACAAGCTGTTCAATGTTGACCTTAAACATGTCTCATTCCCCCTTTACTCGATAACAGACAATGTAATCGTTCCCTTGCATCTTTCCGTTGCGGCAATCTCCGTGTATTCAATCGGGCCGGATTCGTCAAACACACTGCCATCTCCCCAGACAACGCGTGTCGCGCCTGCCTGATAGATAGCCGCCATCAGTTTATCCGGATTAAACGCAAGGCCAATTCCGGAATCCTGCCATGCCTGATAATCACTGACCGCTTCCGCAATCGCTGACGTAACCGCACTGCTTCCGTCTGACGCATACTCAACGTTCAGTACATACGGAACATCTGTTGCCTGCTGCACTGTCACATAGTCCGTCAGCGGTCTTGTATCGTCAGCATTCAGCGCATCCGTAACACTCTGGATGATCGACGCCGCGCTGGCACCTTCCGCAAGGATCAAATACACATCAACCTGTCCGGCTGTCGTGCTGAGCGCCTTTGCATCAACGATTTCCGTACTGACTTCCTTTGCCGCGGCTTCATACTGTCTCTGCGGGCCAGTCGTGACGGCTGTCAGATTGTATTCACGGATCCTCTCGCGGTATACATCATCCTCTTCTTCTTCATTGCCGCCGACCGCATCCGTTGCCGCAACGATACTGCTGACTGCATCCACCGGCGTAGACAAGTCAAGCTGCGTGCCGGCCTGCAAACCATTTCCGATGCTTCCTTCACGGTCCGCAACGACAGACGCCGTAACCGTTTCCGCATATCCGCTCAATGTCAAATCTTCCTCAAGCAGATAAAAGACCTCACCATCCGCAGTCATCGCTGTGCCTGCTTCAAGTGTGGTCTGTTCGCCTGTCGCCACCGCTGTGATACTGACTGTTGCTGTTGCCGCGCTTGCCTGTATTCTGTAGCATCCTCTAAGTTCTCCAATAACGTCCAGATAATCCCCGACCGCATACCGCAGTGTCTGCATCCTCAACGCATTATCCACGCCGGCAAATACCTGTACTATCGTCGCAAGCACACCCCTCAGGAGCATTTCTTTTTCGTCGCCCGGATAAAGAATGTCGCCGCCTGCGTCTATATATGTCAGCATCATTTCATCCCAGATCGCGTCCGGGTCAAACGTGACATAATGTAGTTCCGTATTATCCATGCAAAACCTCCTCCTTATCCTTCGCTTTCTCCTGTGATATTGACGTCCAAAATCACCTTTATGTATGTGCTTCCGTCCGGTAATAGTGTGGCTTCCGCGTCATCGACTTCCACGTCCGGCTCCAGCGTCATAACGACGTCTAATTCCGGAAGCAGTTCCTCATTCAGTTCTGGAATGGGAAGATCAAATAAACCATGATCGAATCCCCTGGAACGACTGTACGGCACTTCACCCATGCGGCACATTAGCAAATTCTTCGCATTCTGCAGCGTGCGCCGTAAAGGATCATGCGTTTCAAAGTCAATCGGAGAAGGTATATTATCAATCTGATATAATGCCATGCTCTATCACTCTCCTTTACGGTAATCCTTTTTGACGCGCACGCCTGACAGTTTCCTCATCCTGCTTTTTGGCCTGTGTTGCCGTATTAAATTCTTTCTTTTCCCAATTCGACCATGTAGATGTCTTCTTGGTAGTGGTTTCATTTTTAACGCCGAACTCTCTCTGTTCCCAATGGCTCCATTGCCCTGTCTTTGTTTTCTGGGTGTTCTTCGCCTGCTGATCCGACAGCGTGCTTCTGCCTGTAGTAACGGGGGAAGTATTCCTGACGGACCGTTTGCCGCCGCCATAGTTTCCACCGCCTCCACCGGGCGAACCAGAACCGCCACCGTCGGAATTGTTTTCTGAATTTCCGCCAGAACCGGAGTTCTTTTTTGTAGACTGCTCCAAGTTGATCGCAACGTCAGCACTGATCCATCTGCCGCCCGGAGACATTTCGATGTTCTTCACGTTCGCACTTTTCAAAACAAGTTTGCTGGCGACCAGCTTCTTTTTACCGACATAGAAGTATGACTGTTTGCCCTGTCTGGCTTCCTTCACCCATGCCATAGCTTCTTTACGGACGTCAACGCCCAGATACGCGTTAAGCTGGATGTTCATGCTGACTTCAACGGCATTGCCATTTTTTTTCACCGTATATTTCTGCTTTTTAGACGAATCTTTTTTTGTCTCCGTCTCGCAGGATCCTTTTACGGTCAGATCGGTAAAGCTCTCTATCTTTTTGCTGGAAACGATGAACTTATGACCGCCCCAGCGTCCCATAATACGCTTCCGTGATTTGCCTTGCGTTCCCTTTGCCTTTTTTATAGCCAAGGCTTTCCAGAGGATATTTTTCCCTTTGGTATTTTTCTTCTTTGCCATCGGTATCACTCCTTCCACGGCGGCGTAACCGGCATAGCAACTTCCTCATCGTTTTCCGTATCATCTTCCGGAATCTCGACAACAGGCAAGTCAAGCAGTTCGCCGCCGGTAAAGACTGTAAGCAGGCATAAATCCGGATTAGCGCTCAGTATCTCGCAGGCATACTTTTCATTTCCGTAAACATCCAGCGCCACACTGTCAAACGTCTCGCCGGCGGCACAGCGATATAAAGTATTGCTTAACGTCATGCGTATACCTCCGCTGATTCTCTCATGCGCATATCCCGGTACCATCCTTCCAGCCGATCTTTATCATTGCGGAGAACTTCTTCGACGCCCTCTGCGTTTCCGGCGTTAATGGTAGGACTATACACGAGTGTCTGCGAATTTCCGGAACTATTTCCGGCATTAAGACCACCGAAACGCGATAACAGATCCGGCCATGTAAATCCGGATGCTTCTCTGGCCGCGTTCAGAAGGCTTGCAGTGCGTTCGGAATGTTCTTCCGGGATCGCCCATTCAGGACCGGCTTCACCGAAGATGGATGCAGTAGTGGCGCGACCGCCTGTAGCAAACCCATCAAACAACTTTACGCCCCGAAGATATACCGTAACTGTTTTGCCCTGGTAGGCATTAATAGCAGCCGCAAGGCCGGCCGGATTGCCGTCAACATTAGTTGTTATAGTATGGCCGTTCTCGTCAAAAATATCTGCGCGAAGCTGTTCTACATCGCCATTAACATACGTCAATACATTCGGCAAATCCGCTGTAGCAATTGTCGCTCTTAATGATTCAGTGTTTCCTGTTACATCGACCTCTACGCCCTGTTCTGCAAGCGCTGTTCTCGGATCAATACTTTCATCTACACGCGGCTCCACTGATACCACTGGTGTTGTAGAAGCTAATTCCGAAGTCAACGCGCCAGTGTCAACTTTCGGCTCAATATTTACTGTCGCCTGGTAATTACTTAAAATCGAATCAACTCCTGCCATATTCGGCGCAAGAGTTACGCTTTGCTCTGTCGTTCCGCCTCTTTCCATCGGAGAAGCTCCGTCAAAAGAACTGGCGGCGTATCGTTCGCTTCCAGCTGCGATTTCTCTCATGGAAAGCAGATTCATCATTTCATCTGCCATTCCGCGATTTCCTGTAGTAATATAATCCTGAATCGCTTCTCCGATTTCATGCGTCGTGCCATGATCAGCAACCTGGCCAGAAAGCAGTTCGTTTAATGCGTACCTGTCTGAGAAGCCAAACTGATTTCTGAACAGACCAGACGCCGTTTCCATGCTCATATTGCCAAGGCGAACAGAATCTGCCAGCCTTTGCAGCTGTGCGTAAGCATCTCCGTAATCGCTTTGACTGATGCCTGTTTCCCAAAGAGTGTTAATCTGCTCATCATAACCGGCACGTCTCTGCATTCTTTCTTGCAACTGACGCGCTTCGATTTCAGCAATCGCCGTATCGCTCGCCCCATCAATTCTCGCTTCGGCAACCATCCTGGCGCTTCGCTCGTCAAGTTCAGCCATAGCGGCATCCCTTGTCTCAACCATTTCGGAAGATATCTCATTGAGCGAATCAAGGCTTGCAGACTGCCCTTTGTCAAGGAGCATCTGCATCTGAATACGAGCTTCTCTATCAGCAGCATCGGCGGCAGCTCTTGCAACCGCGTCATTATATTCATTCATATACTGCTCAATTTCCTGAAGCTCAGTCTCGTCAACGTGACCGTCATTAAATGCTGCTGTAAGCGCTTCCTGAAGTTTTTTACTCAGGCCCTCTGCTTCGGCAATCGCTTCATTATAAGCATCATCCGTGATGCCCATAAGTTCTTTGTACGAATCGCTGTCAGTGTCGCTTCCGAACAATAACGACCAATACGATTTAGACGCGTTTCTTTTTGCCGTAATCCCATCAACCAGGGAAGTGTACATTTCATCTGCAAGACCATATAGCGCCGTTTTATCATCGGCTGTAAGTCTTGCACCAGATAAGAAATTTTCCAGCAAACTTCCGCTTAATGAAGAACTGGCCGTTTTATAAGAATTAAAACTCTCGCTGATTTTCTGTTCGAATTTATCAACCGTTCTGTACGCATTTTCAAATTGGCCCGTTAACTTCCTGACGCCCTCAAGCGCTTCGTCGCCAAGCATCAATTCGCCAAACGAATCTTCTATTTCTGCATCGCGTACTGTAGTAAGAAAACGTCCAAGCGCTATTGTAGCCATACCAATAGCACCGGCCGCCATAGCCGGATTGCTAAACAGAATACCGAGAAGCCTTGCTGCACCGCCGGCAGTAAGCAATGCAGGACCGGACGCCGCGAATACTTCCAGAGCATTTACCAGACCATCGAACACACCATCATCAAGGCCGGCAATATTATCAATAAATCCGCCGATTTCACCTAATACATCACTAACCTGACCGGAAAGCGATTCACCGACAAGCTGTTTTAAGCGCTCAAGTTTACTGTTAAACGTCTCAATACGCCCATCCAGAGTGTCCATCATCGTTTCGGCAGCATAAGCACCGTAACCCTCCGCGGCGCCATTTTTCATGTTTCCGTACAGATCGTCGTAACCATCTGCTGCCGCTCTTAACAGTGTCAGCGCTTCCGTAATCGTCCTTGTCGGGAATATGGCGCCAAGTATTGCGCTGACGTCTTCATTCCTATCAAGATTCTCAAAGGTTCCTGCAATGCCGCCCATTGCCATGTACAGTTCGCGGTAAATGTCCAGAACATTTTTCAGTTCACCATTCTGATCAAATACGGAAAAGCCGTACTGCTCCAGACGTTTGTTTGCGTTTATCAGATCCTCGTCATTCAGCGTGCTTGCCATTTCTTCGGAAGTCGCACCGAGTTCTCCCATAACTTCTCTTGCCTTTTTCGTAGGCGCAACGAGACGCATCATGGAATTTCTGATAAGGGTACCGGCTTCACTTCCGACCTGACCGGCGTTAGCAGTGACGGCCATCAGCGTCATCAGTTCTTCCGGATCTGCCGCAAACCGCATCGTGGAACCCATACGGAGCATGGCGTCACCGAACTCACCGATCGTAGACGCGGAACTATTCGCCGCATACGCCCACAAATCGATAAACCTTCCGACATCATCAAACTCAACACCCATAGCAGATGTAGATTTGACGATATAGTTGACCGCATCCGATAAATCCAGGCTGCCTGCCTGTGCTAGTTCCATGGCCGCCGGAATACCAGACATGATCTGGTCGAAATCCCAACCGGCGTGAGCGGCTTCCGCAATAGCATTTGCCACATCATCCGTATGGAAGATCGTTGTTGCCGCCCATTCCGTTGCCGCAGTATCAATCTGTGACATATAGCCGGCAAGTTCTTTTGTTCCGCGTCCGTACTGCGTAGATAACGCGACTTCCGCTTCCCGCATCGACTTCTCATATTCGCGGTATGTATCAATGGATTCCTTACCGAAGGTGATAAGCTGCTGGCTCATGCCATTGACCAAGCTGCCTAGCTCCGTGAGTGTTGCGCCGACTTGCGAGAACCCAGAACCTGTCTTCGCGTTAATAACTATATTAGTGGTTAAGGTTTGTGCGCTGCTGGCCATCCAATCACCTCACTTTACAAACCGCAAATAATCTTTCCTGTTCCGTCGTTAAAAACAAAATAATAGACTTTGTCGCCAACCTCGTAAGTCGCATTGTCAAAGCCTTTTATCGGCGGCAATGTAATGCCTTTGCGGTCATAGGACGCGATCACATACCCGTCATCCTCAACCGCTGTTACTATGCCGCGTTCTACAAATGCGCCAGAATAACATGCTTCATTCTTCATTCGCATCACCTAAATTATCGTATCAATGCACCGACGCATTGTGGCTGTCGTTTTCAGATTAATTAAGTCATGTTCTACTTCTTCGATGATCCATAAACCATTTACGGAAAGAGGACTGGAAACGTCTATGCGCTCCATCGCCGTAAAGCCAAGGTTGAACGTATTCCGTATAATCATGCTCTCGCATTTCCTGTTCACCCATAACAGTTTGCCCCTCGCCCATCTTCCTGCCTGTGCGGAATTAAGGACCGGCAAACAGGAACTTATGACAAGCTGATTGTGTGATTCATCGACAGCGGCATCATAGGCAGATGCTTCCGCGTATGGTGAAGAAATCGTGACTTTCCGTAAGGCAAGACCGTTTCTGGAATACTCAATGTCGGCCTGATCCGACGTCGCCTGTAATTCCTGCATGGCGTCTCTATCCTGCGCGTACAGTATGTCAATCGCCGTAAATTTTCCGTTAACGCATTTCAGGACCGCTCCCTCAAGCGCAAGCAGTCTGGCAAGGAACGCCGCGCATCCTTCAGTGATCCTCTCAATATACGGAATCACGACTGCACCATTCACGCCGTAAAGCGCATAGTCCATGCCACACGCCACAGCGCATTTCCGTATAATATCCTCCAAGGTATTGTTCCGGAAGCTGGCATATCCTTTGTTCCTTGCCTTACACGGCAGAGACGTTGCGAAAATCCGATACTTTCCTTCTTTCGGAATGACCGTGTTCACATACATGATCCCGCTGTCATAGCCGTTGTGATATACGGAAATCATATCGTCCTCTGCCGGCGCCCATTTATCCCAGCCGGCCGCGTTTTCAAATTCAATATCCAGACTATCGCACCGTTCGCCTGCCGTATCGCGGACGGTACACGCCCTGACAGTGACGTAATTCGTAATATCAGTACCCTGATAGTAAATATTCAAGACGTGCGCCCTCCTTCCGTAAAACTATTTCTGACTTCTCCGCTCAAGCACCTTTGCGATAGACCGGTACACCCTTGCGAACTGTATCATTTTCAAATTCAATAAATCCGTTATCGACGTGTGCATGACCATTCCCGCCTCGATTATTTTTTCGAGATACGCATCCTGCCCGCCCGCGTCGAAGCGGTGAAAAAAAGTGTCGCAAGCTGTACTCCTTCAAGCGCATCTGTTGCCCCGATCCGCTCGATGATATCCCGCATGTCCAGTCTATCAGACTGCTTTGCCGCGGCTTTTGCGAAAAGTGCAAGACCCTGGCGATAAGTGATTTTGTATATCTGCTGTGCGTTTATGTCGGAATCCATAGCGTCCGTATAATCCAGACCGGTCAGTGCCGTAAAGTCATAGACAAGTTCCGTGATTTCTTCTTCTCCGGACATGATCGGCGTCTCAAGCTGCAAACGGCCTTTGCCCTCACTGATGACCTCATTGGCTTCCTTGTTTTTCTGTCTTATCTCTTCTGTTTTGCGCTTAAATTCCGCTACAATTTCTTCTCTTTTCTTTTTGTTTTCCTCTGCGGTTTTAATATTCTCTTCCATGAGATTACGCCCTTTCAAGCAATAAATTAGGCGGGATTGACTTTCGCCCTCCCGCCTTTTCTGATCGTTAATATATTTGGATTATTTCAGAAGCTTCTGAACGTCGTCCGTATAAGATGTGCCGTTGTATTTGATGATGCCGGCAGTGGCGTCAACGACCATTACGACTTCACCGTTGATCTCTTCCTCATAGCGGAGCAGAGAATACTTATCAGTGCTACCATAAGGAGATCCGGTTTCGATATCGCCTTTCTGCGTCTCTACATGTACGCCGGTAAGACGATACTTGACGGATTCATGCTCGATGATGCCTTTGGATACGCTGTAACGCTGACGTACAGTACGGAACTCCTGAGTGTGCTTTCCGGGAACAGCCAGTTTTTTGCTGTTGGTGCCGTTGTTATGATAGATCGAATAATCAGCCGCATCAAAGTGCGTCGTATTCGGCATATCAACGTCCATAGCCATTCCGGAAGCATTGATCGTTGTCGTAGGATGCGAAAACGTAGGCAGACCAACTTTGGTCACGTCCTCAATGGTACTCTTTCCGTCGATTAAACGATGATCTTCGACGTTCACATATACTTTGCTTGCCATATAATCATCCCTCCTTACGCTGCGGCTTCAAACCAGGTGATGAAGCCTTCATCGGTCCAACTAACAACCGCTGTAAGAGACTTAGCAAGCGGCGTGGTAGTAACGTTGAAAGCAAAGGACCAGTCGCCTTTTACGATATCAGCGGTGGTCATCTGCTCCGCGTTTACGGTAACAAGACCATAAGTCAGGGCGCCAATATTGACCAGTGCGTCAAGCCTTGTCTGCTCCTCAGATACGATCTGCAGGATATCGTTCATGGTAGTAGGTTTGTCAACGTCAAGTGCGCGTCTCTGCTGGAAGTCGTTGCTGATATAGAACAGCATCATCTTGTTCGTTTCGGAAACGTTGATGTAATCCGCGTCTTCTTCCGTGTAGTCTGCACTGTGAGCGCCCCAGATCGCCCATCTGCCGGCAACGTATGTCGCGCTGGCAATGCCGTTCTTGTTCAGCTTCTCGTTGATGATCTTGTCATCGAATACACGGCCGACATTGCTCTCTCCGAGATACAGATTCTGGATGAAATCACACTCAGTATTGGACGCAGTCCTGTACGGAATACCTTCCTGATCGACCAGCAGTTCCTGGAAGTTCGCCGCGGCCAGAACAGAGATATGGTATTTCTTTCCGTCAGTGCCTTCTGCCATCGGGAAATACACAGTTTCATTATCGTGATTGTAGCCGTGTGCAGCCTTAAACGTCGCAACGTTGTCAAGCGTAACCGCAGTGCTGTCATAAGTCAGCGGAATATCTACGAACATGTAGGCATCCCAATGTCCGTTGATCTTCTTCGATACCTGATACATCGCGTTATGTACGTCAGGATCGCTGGAGAAGCCGGGAGCCGCCAGATAAGCTGGTACAAGACCGGTAAGCTGATAGACATTGTTGATGACATACAGGCCGGTATTCAGACCGGCGCCATCAGTGGTTCCGATAACGTCTGCGCTTGTTACGCCAGACGGTTTGATCGTATCATACTCAACAGAAAGAGCAGCAGTGCCAAGTGCGCCGGCAGTCAGTTCCGTAACAGTGATGATCTCTTTGTCCATGTTATAGGAAACAGTATAATCAGTGCCGCGGACCTTTGTAACGGGCGTATCATCAGTTGTCTTAATAACGATGGAACTGTTGATAACACTTCCGGCGCTTGCGATCGTAAACGCACCATTTACCGGCGTCTTCTCAACAGTCGTCTTTGTAGCATTCTTATGCGCCGCCTTTGTCGGATCAAGAACGTTGATGAAAACAAGCGGTGCAGTTCCCTTGCGCATCAGATGAACGTTCATTGCTTCGCAAAGGGTGTAATTGGTCCAGTCATCGGAATAACCAAGATATTTTCTGGCTTCCGCGATGTTGTTGACCAGTACAGGCGTGTTTACATAGTTTGCGCCGTTCTCAATCGTGTGTACCGGAGCTGTGCCGATATAGACGATGGGCGCGGGGCCGTCAACAGAAACCCTGTTCTCTACAGGATTAATCTGGCCGTATGCGCCGTGGAGATACTCAGCCATAATTTGTAATCCTCCTTACATTACAGTAGATATTTGTTGGTTGATGGATTAACGCCCTGATCGGCATAGCCGTTAAAGGATACGTTTACAAATCCATAGTAGATCGGTCGCCTGTCCACGACGTAATTCTGGTCGGTAAGCAGGCTGTAAGTAATAGTGTCTTCCTCGACGGACAGATCAGTGTCGGGAATCATTTTGTCGCGGAGCAGGCACTCTTTGCAATCATCCATCCATTCCAGGAGTGTCAGCAGGCCCTGTTCCGTACCTTCCATGATCAGAGACATGTCAAGTCCTTTACCTTTGTCGCCTACACTGTCGATAAATCCGGGAAGTCTTACGCCCGGTTCATATACGGAAAACAGGATTGTCACCGCTAAGTGCGATCCCATTTCCTGCGGTCTGTGTATGTTGTTATAGCGGTCGAATCGTTTTTCTTCCGTGTACTTCGCGTATGCCTGTGACGGCATAATAAGTATGCCCGGCACCACATTGTACGGATCCTCGCGGAGCATTCCGGTTGAATCCATTCGTGACGGCGCCCATCCAAGATAGCATCGCGGTTCCTGTCTCACAATTTCCGCAATATTCATATTAGGCGCGGGAGCTTTCATGATTCGTCCGTCGCATAGATTTTTTTGCGTCCAGGCTTTTAACCCTTTTAATCTTTCACCGGTCCTCATGTCTTAAAACTCCCTTGGGTCAATTGCCGTGAGATAGATACCAAGCACGCCCATGTTATGAACGACATGCAGTACCTTCATAGGCTTCTGGTCGAACATGACATGCGTATTCGGTTCCGGTTCCTCTCCGCCGGGAAAATCCTCAAGCGGCGTATGGATTAACAGGTTCCGCGTGTTGTTATCCCACGATATATCATTGACATTGTTGTTTTTGCGTTTCAGAGCTTCTTCTTCATCCGGAACGCATGTTATCTCAAAACCATTCCAGTAATGAGTTTCCGCGAAATGATCCATCCGCATAAATGTTCTGTGAATGTCATTCCCGACACGATCTTTTAAGGACAAGTTCAATCACCCTTTCCGGATTTCTTCGCCCTCGTTTTCTTCTCAGGCTTTACGGGTTCGGTTTTGGCAACTGTCTTTTTCGGAACAATAACAGCTTTGCCCTGCTCTACAAGCCGGTTCGCATAGCTGTCGTTGAACTCCTCAATCTTGCCCGTTTCAAGCAGTTTCACTCTCATTTCGCTTTTCTCCTTCCTCTGGTTTTCTTCGGTTTCTCAGTCTGCACAACGCCGTCCATCACGTCGATAAAAGGCAGTTCTTCTTCGACTTCTTCCGGAGCGGCTTCTCTTGCCGGTTCCTGCACGACCAATGTTTTCGCCGGCTTCGGTGCTTCCTTCGATACCGCAGGAGCAACCTCTTCGATTGCTCCCGCTTTATTTAGCCAGATTACTTCTTCAGGAGAAAGATCGTCCGGGATGCACTCGCCAGGTTCATACGTTTTGCCCTTATAGCGGACATAGCATTTAGCCTTGTACATCCGATCCTCCTTTACAGAACTGTCGCAACAGCCCAGCCGTCAACGTTCTCCGGAACAACTGTCGGGCAGGAAGTCAGACGGTTCTTGATGGAATTGCCATCGATGCTGCCATAGCGCAGCGGCACTTCCTTCTTGATGTAAGTCTTATGCTGTGCATTCTGGCCTACTTCCTCAACCTGAGTGACCGGTCCATGATAGATGTTCAGCATTTCGCGGCTTCCGGCGATCAGCTTACCGCTAGGAATGATGGATTTCAGGACGCCGTCGTCATCCATGAACTTACCGGCAAGGCTGTACATCTCAACGCCATCTGCGTTCCAACCGATAAACCGCAGACCGGATCCCTTGTACTGGCTGTTCAGCTTGCCCATATCGATGTTCCTGCCATCGAACAGACGGACATAATTGCCGTTGGCAAGCATAGCGCCCGCTACATCGGGAGCCATGATGATCACGTCAACATAACCAGATCCGTCATATACCAGATCGAAAATATCTTCCATGTCGCCATTGATATCGGCACCGGCCTGATCCCAATTGGTGGCAGGCGTAAAATTGTTGGTAAATCCATAATCAGCGATCATGGTGGGATTGATTCCTCTGCCCTCATTGGTGTAAGTGAAGATCTCCAGTTTGCCGGTAAGCAGTACCTGGCGGACCATCCACTCTCGTCTGCGCTGGATAGCTTTTCTCATGTCCATGAGATCCTTTGCAAGCATCTTTCTCTCGCGTTCCTGGGGCGTCATGGCGCCAAGAACGGCTTCTCCAAACAGACGGCCTTTAAGGTTTGTGTCCTCGATGATTCTCTCAGGTGCGATGCAGGCGAATCCGATCTCTCTGGTTTCATAACCGTCTCTGTCCATGATCACACCGCCGGTTCCGGGATGTACGGCAGGAGCCATTCTGCGGCTGCCTTTCCGGAAATCATAGATTGCTTTGTCATCTTCTACATTGCCGGCTTCACGGCCGAAGAAATCATATAATGCACTGTATTCACGCGGCAGAAGATCGATAGCCGCAAGCTGCGCTCTGGTGGAATAGATATCCATGTTCATTTCCTCCTTTTCGTTTATTACGCCCAAACAGCATAGAGTGTAACGTCGGCGGATACGGTGATCGTTGCGGCCGCCGCCTTATCTGTTCCGGTTCCATCAGCCTTTGTATTCCATTTGCTGAAGGATTTGGTAGCAGGAGCGGTAAATCCGGTAACGGTATTGGCAAGGACGGTATGAGTAGCGCCCTTGACCTCATATACCAGATAATCCGGTTCAGCAGGATCAGCGCCGTTGTTGGCAACGTAGGTAACTGTAAAGACCGTACCATTGTCGATATTAGCGGTAGATTCCTTCGCCGCGAACACGATGTTCTGGAATCTCAACGCCAGCTTATGCGCCGCAGTAAGATCCGTCAGAGTGCCGCTGTTGTCATACTTCACAGCGCCGTCGATGAACTTGCCGGCACGATATGCCTTTGCATCGATCGCAACAGTGCTGGAAGGTGCGCCGGTATCAGCATCCTCTCCGATGACTGCAAGCTGATAGCTTGTGGAGATATGCCCGCTGGCGGCCGGCTCCCAAAGAAGGGTACTGGAGTTCTGCTCCAGAACGGTTCCTGCCTTAATCAGCCCTTTGCCGGGAAGCAGTGCAACCGCGATAACTTCCGCGCCCTGAGGATCGGCCAGCAGATTTGCATAAGTCTGAGTTCCGATAACTTCATATAAGCTGCTCATGTTTTATTTCTCCTTTCTCTCTTAGAACATTCCGCCGTCACCGCGGCCGGCATAAGCCTTGGCATATTCCGCGATAGCTTCTGCGTTCTTCTTGATCTCTTTGTCCTCGTCCAGACCGGTTTCAGGCGCTCCGCCTGTCACGTCCTGTGCGGGAGCGGTTTCTTCCTGCCTTGCCTGCATGAACTTTCCGCCCTTTTCCTTCATTGCTGCTACGATCTGCTTCTGGAAATCCATAGCGGACGTTCCATTGGCTTTTGCTTCCTCTGCCATTGCTTCATAACCGGGTACGGTCAGAGCATCAATGTCAGAGATACGCTCACGTTCTGCGGCCACGGCATTCTGCTGTACCTGTTCAAACAGGGCCGGGTTCCCGTCACGGAGCTGATCCATTGTAATTCCATCGAGTTCCATAGGATTATCCTCCTTGAGATTTATTTCAGTCGGTGCCCCGGCAACAGGAGTACCGTTACTGACGTTTGTGATGTCCTCTAGCGGCATTTCAGCTTCAATAGCTATACTTACAGGCACGTCCTTATAAAGTC